GTCAGATCGCCGCCGCTCACAATGTCCACGTTGCCGCCGAACGACGCGCCGCCCGCGCTGTACACCGTCCAGTTGGCATTGCCGATGTTCTGTCCAAACCTCACCGCCTTACTGCCCGTCACCTGTAGGTAGCTGGCATCCTCATACATGACGTCGGTGCCGAAGTCGAGAGTCCCGACCACGAACAGATCAGATGTCACTGTCAAGTCCACCAACGTCACGGATGACGCACCGTCCGTCTTGATGATCGCGTTCGCTGCTGGGGAGGACGAAGGCGTGAGCAGACCGAGAGTGTTCACGGCCGTTAGCCCGACTACTTGATACTGAGCTCCCGTGGCCGAGTGGTTCGCAGCATCCGTGATGTTGTGAAGCTTGGCGTGGTGGGCATCTGGATTGCTCGTATGGGCCGTGAAGGTCGTCGTATCGACTGCCCAAGGTGCCTGAGCTTGATCGAGCGTCCCTGTGTGATACGGCCCGTTCAGAACGTGAGCGGACATCGAGCCACCACCGCTCGTCGTCGGGGCCGATGCCCCGAGATCTTTCAGCCAGAAGGGACGGATCTTCTGGGCTAGTGAAGTGACGGTGTCTGTCATCCCTGTGACGCTCCTGTATCGAAGAGATCGTCGGTGTTCTCGGGCGTGAGAACCCAACCCCGATTTGCACTGTACTCGACACGCTCGACGAAGATCGGCGATAGCGCCGACCAGGGACCAAGGTCCGATGCATCGCCGAGCTTCACCCACTCGCCTGCAGGGAGAAGACCGGGCTCGGCTGGCTGACCGTACATGTCGACGAGATCGTTCTGTCCCCGCCAGAGCCATCGGGCGGTCGACTTATCGGGCTTCGCCGAGACGACCACGGACTTGTTTCTCGTCGTAGAAGCAATCAATCGATTGCTGGAGCTCGTTCCCGCTCGGAGCAAGACCTGGAGCTCGTCGTAGATGACTAGCTCGCCTTCTCGATACTGGTTCGAAACCACTCCCGTCGCAACCGATTGAACGGCGATGTACCCAGAGGTAGCCTGAAGCATCGAAGCGATCTGAGTCCCGGTATCAACACCCCCTAAGACACGAAAGACCAGATCGGCTCCGATCGATTGATACGCTGAGCCGTCGTACGCCTTGCAACTGCCTCCCGTGTACTGCCCGTACAGATCCATCCCGACCATGTAGTAGTCATCCCAATCGTTCGCCCCCGTTCGGGAGATCAAGATCCCGTACGTCGTTCCGTACGAGAGAGCTTGAAGGTTGTCGAAGTCGAACGAGACCCATCCGAGCTCTGTCGGGATGCTCGACGAGGCAACGGACGCAGTCTTCAGGAGGGACCCCGGGAGGCCACCGCTGTCTGTATAGAGGTCGACCTTCACTGAGTCAACCGGTCCGCCGATCATCTGGAGTTGGATGTCGATGCCGTCCACTGTCCAGGTCGTGTTGGCTGCTAACGTGAACGTCTGATAATATCGCTGACCCCAGACGGTTGCCGAGACCGAATTGCCCGCAACCTCATTGGCTCCGGGGGTAGCTGTCACACGGACTTGGTTCCCCCGATAGTACTGAACGGGATTCCCGGCTGCTTCGGAGACGACGATCGACCCGTGGAACGTGCCGTTGATCTCGACCGCTACCGCTCCGGGCTTGTCCATGATCCAAGTTCCGTTGTTACTCGCGGAGCCCGAGATCTGGAACATGTCGTTCGTATCGATGAAGCCCAAGCCACCATTCGCATCGACCATGTCGTCGTTCGGAGAGAACGTCACAGCTGTCGAGAGATAGGAGACGGGATCCCGATCGTCCGTGCCCACGACCTGATAGGTGAGGTTGTTCGAAGCACCTGCGCCCGAGACCCGGAACTTGTACCCGGTGCTGAAGTTCTTGAACTGTCCCGTCGTATGAGCGATCGATGACGCTCGACGGGAGAAGGCGACTGACGTCTGACTGACGATCCCCAAGCCCAACGGGTACGGGGTCGTGCTAGTGACGAGGTGGCCCTCGAAGCCGGACGGGTTCGTGTAATATCGTCGCTTCGTCTCTTGGTAGTACCCACGACAGTAGAGACGAACCATCGTCGGTGCGGAATCGATCCCTAGCGTGTAGGAGGGGACCGAGCGCTTGGTAAGCTCTGTACCCCTAAATGCTGTTGCCTCGTTAGAACTCATAGGCCCTTGAGGGGTCAAGCGCTTCTCTCTAATGCCGTACAGGGCCTGGCTGTAGAGGTCATCAAGCCAGGTCGTGTCAGCGGAGAGGACCCCACCGCCGGACTGCTTCTGAGAATACCGGACAGCGATGCGATTCGACATCCTCGTCAGGTCGATCCCTCGACGAAGACCTCTCTCAACGACCTCGATCGTGTCGATGTCTCCCCACCACACCATCGTCCCGTTCTCGTTGAAGATCTCGATCTGGTGCCCTAGCCAAGCGGTTAGGCCGATGAGCTCGTTCAAGGGCCCCGAGATGATCACCTCGGCATCCCACATACCGCCTTCGGCTACGCTCGACCAAGCTCGGGGCTCGACGTTCAGTACGGACGGGATAGGGACCGCAATCCTCGTCGTCGCCCCTGTCGGCGTGTAGACTTGAATGTAGAACCTCATACCGTGAGCCTCCGAGGTCGATAGTAGACACGACCGCTGAACGTCCCCGTGATCGGGACTCCGTTGGTTGCGGCGATCTCGTAAAGGAAGTGGAGACGCTGGAGCGTGTTGGGCTGCACCATGATCGGCTCGCCGAAGGCTACCGGCAAGGGCGTCCAAGCCCCACTAGTCGAGATGTAGTTCCTCCCCTCCATGCTGTCGAGAACGATCGTAGCGTTGTTCGCAACCGACACACTCGGCAGCTCGTAGAAGCGATAGGCGTCGATCATCGAGAGCTGGAGGACGTCGAGAGACGATGTCGAAGCTCCCCGAACGTCTAAGCCCAGTCTGAGAGCCCCGTACGAGCCACCGTAGCCTCCTGGCGGCAACGGGACGATGCCGAGATCCCAGAGTGTTGCATCCGACAACGTCCCGAGACTGAGCTCGTCGCCTTGCCAGAGGACTTGATTCCCGGCCCCGTCCAAGATCTTCGGTCGTACGAAGAGGATCCCCGTGATCGAATTCATTCGGGCTACGAGACGTGCCCGACGGCCATCTGTTCGTTGCATGTCCGCAGCTGGTAGCGTCCACTGGAAGGTCGTGATCGAAGACGTGGCCGTGAAGTCAAGACGACTGCTACCACTGCACGTAGCGTCGGAGGAGGTCGACCCTCCCGAGATTCTTGCCTCGCCCTGAAGGTAGTAGACGAGGTTGGCTGGGTCGCTGTAAGCGTTGACATTCACGACCAGCTTCCGGTAGGCCTGGCCGGAACCCGTGCTGTTCGTTAGCTCGATCCGAACGGGAGTCGGCAAGACACCCCCGACCTGAGCAGCGGCTGCCTGAAGCCAGTTGGCTCCAGCGGGATTGTTCGTGATCGTTCGTCCTCCCGTGGCAGCGGACTGGCCGTTCGACGAGACGCTCAGCTCAGCTTCAGCACCGTCCCAGCCTGCTTGTCGTGTCCAGATGATCTGGACTTGGGCAGGAGGGTTGGTATCGCCGAGGCGTCGTAGCCCGGGCTCTGTCGACCAGTTGACGCGACCGTCGATGATCTCGCTTCGGTAGGTGGACGAGTCCGAATCCACGGGCTTGTAGTTGACGTACACTCGAGGACCTACGCCAGTCTCCTGACGTCGGATGGCAGCCTGGATCAAGCCCTCGACACTGTTCGTGGTCGACCGAATCGCCGTATGAGTGCCCCGAAGGTTCACGATCGCATCTTCGGTCACGGGCTGCCAGTCGCCGTTCTTGTACTGGGAGGTTTTCGGGAAGAACGTACAGCCGGTCACTGGCGATGTCCCGCTCAAGACGACCGTCGTTGTCCCGTCGGAGATGTCGAGATACATCTACTTCCACCTTTGCTGGTACGTCGCGACTTGGTATGCGACATCACGGACGTCGAGCTCGTTGTAGATGTTCGCTACCCCGATCATCGGTCCCCCTGACGACTGGCCTTGGACGTGTTCACTCATCCAGGCGTTGAGCTCGTGGCTGGGGATGATCGTCCCCGACCGATTCGGTGTGAAGAGCTCCGTGCCACGTTCGCCTACTGTGTAGGTCGTTCCCGACTTGACAGCACCGCCTTCGGCCTTCGGGCCACCGAACGGGTTCCAGCTGAGAAGGTTGTTGACCCAATCAGGCATCCCGATCTCGGGCCATTCCCAGCTGGGCAATGACGGCCAGTCCCAGTTCAGAAGGTCGGTCAGATCAGGCCACTTCCATTCGAGCAGCTGTGTCGGGTCGGGCCACTTCCAAGCGAGGAAGCCGGCTAGCCACTCAGGCGTCGAGAAGCCCTTGGTCAAGCCGGAAGCGAACTCTCCAAGAGCCTTCCCGATAGCGTCCTTCAGCGGACCGAAGCTAGCCCCGATCTCTCCCCAGTCGATCGTCGAGATGGAGCTCTTGACCGTCGTAGCGAAGCTCGACCAATTCTTGCTATCGATCGTCCAGAGTGCCAAGAAGGCTGGGGCCGTGATGAAGGCTACGAACGAGTCTCGAATCGCTTGGCCGACAACGTCCCAATCGACGTCGTTGATCGCCGTCGTTAGATTCGCATTGAAGTTCGTGATCGCGTCGGTGAAGCTGAACTCCGACAATGCTGTCGTCATATTCGCCAGCATCGTATCCCTCATCCCAGTGAAGACGTCGGTCAAGGAGACTGCTCCGCCGCCCCAATCGATGCCTTGCATCTTGGCTGTGACCGTATCGACGAGAGGCTTGAAGAGGTCGGTAGCGGCTTCTAACGCTCCAGCCCAATCGAGGGCTTGAATCTGAGCAACGACCTTCTCCTTCAAGCTGAGAAGGAAGTCCCCAGCGTTCGTCAAAGCTCCAGCCCAGTCAATGAGCGTGATCTTGTTCACGACCATTTGACGGAGAGTCTCGAGCCAGTCCTTGCCTGTCTGCATCGCCGTCCCCCAGTCGATCGTCTGGATCGCTGTGACAACGCCGGTCTTGAGGGTGGCGAGGAAGTCCCCAGCCCCGCCGATGATTCCCGCCCAGTCGATCGTCTGGATCTTCGCGAGGACGGCACTCCACAAGCCCATCAAGAAGTCGCCAGCGGCCGTGAGATGACCACCCCAATCGATCGTCTGAAGGGCCCCGATGACGGCCCCCCAATAAGCAGCGTAGATGTCTCCCGCAGTCGTGATCGCTCCGACCCAATCGATCGTCTTGAGCTTGTCGACTACGAAGGTCACGTAATTCGCATAGACGTCACCGGCTGCAGACAACGCACCGACCCAGTCTAGACTGGTGATCGCACCGACGACGGCCGTCTTCAGAGAATCGAAGGTCGACGTAGCTGTCCCGACCGTCCCCTCCCAATCGAACTGGGAGAGGCTGGCAGCGACGTTCTTCGCCCACGTATCGACCCACGTCTGGAAGGCATCCCACAAGCCACCCCAGTCGATCTGGGTGACGCTAGTGAGCATCTCGCTGAACATGTCTCGGATCGACTGGAGCTTATCCCAGACGGTCCCTGATCCCATGACGATCGAGATGAATTCACCGAGGGCGGCGACTGCTGGCTGGAGCGCATCGGGCAGATGAGTGATCCAGTCGTTCAAGTAGTCGCCGTCCTCGAGAACAGCTTGAATGTAGTTCCCGAAGGACGCGAAGGCATCGATGATCGCTCCGATGTCGATGCCCGACATCTCCCAGAGGCTCTTCGAGAGCTCGACCACCGACGTCCGGATGCCCATGAAGTCGGTCGTGAAGACTGCGACTAGAGCTCCTACGGCGATGATCACGATCCCGATCGGGGCCGTCAGAAAGCCGATGACAGCTCCGAGGCCACTCAACGCGACCATCAAAGGGCCTGCAGCTGCTAGGACAGCCCCGAAGGCTACCGCCATGTCCAAGATCGGTCGGGGCAAGCTGCCGATCATCGTCAGCATGTCTGCACCCTGTCGGATCCAGTCCCCCATCATGTTGAGATAGGGCAGAGCTGCTCCGATCAGGAACGAATCGACCGACCCCTTGAGGTACTCGATCGCACCGGCAACGCCCTTCATTCTAGAGTTAGCGACGTTGGCTGCAGCATTGCCATCGCCTAGAGCGTCGCTAAGATCATCCCAGGACCCGCTGTAGTCTCGAGCCAAGATGGTCGCGACACGAATGGCGTCCGAGCCGAACACTGTGCTCAAGGCCGCATTGCGTTGCTCGTCCGACATCTTCCCGGTAGCGATCGACAGATCGTTGAGGATGTCGCTGAAGCCTCTCATCGAACCGTCGGCGTTGTACACTTCCAAGCCCATGTTGGCTAGCTCGCCTGCAGCGTCTTTCGTCGGGGCGGCTAGACTCAAGAGCATCGTCTTCAGGCCCGTACCAGCGTCCGACCCCTTGATGCCTGCGTTGCCTAGCATCGCTAGTGCAGTCACCATATCGTCCATCGGCTGCTTGTTGGAAGCGAAGACAGCACCGGACATCTTCATCGCATCGGCTAGGTCTGTAACGTCTACGCTGGACGCATTGGCTGCAGCAGCCAGCATGTTCGCTACGTTCCCGACCTCTGTGGCTGGGAGGTTGAACGAGTTCAGAGCATTCGCTGCAATCTCGGCCGACTGGGCTAGGCCGAGCCCACCAGCAGCGGCCATGTCCAGTACACCAGGCGTAGCAGCGATCACGTCGTTCACTGAGAGACCGGCCTTCGCCAGCTCTAGTTGAGCCTCCGCAGCCTCGCCAGCTGAGAAGCTCGTGACCGCTCCCAAGTTCAGGGCTTGGGCTTGGAGAGTGGCCATCTGGTCGGCCGTTGCTCCCGAGACCTGGGACATGACGTTCATCGACTGTTCGAAGTCGCCAGCGGACTTGATCGCAGCAGCGGCAACACCGATGATCGGTGTCGTCACTGCCACGGACATCATCGTGCCGACGTTTCGCATCTTCTGGCCGAGCGACTCGGCCGATGACTTGGCCTGCTCGACCCCTTGACTGAAGCCGGAGCTGTCCATCCCCAGCATCACGTTCATCTTGGCGATCGTACCGACTGTACTCATCGTCTACCTCCCAACGCTCGTCGAGCTCTAGCTTCGAGTCGACGTCCTGCTTCTTCCGGAGTCTCGGTACCGACCTTGAACACTGGCATGAAGTCACGAGGCTTGTAGGGCTTCTTACCGGACGATCGATTGATGTTGGCCATCGTCGATGCTAGAATTCCCATCCTCAAGTCCTCTCGTTCTTCCCCGAACGGCTCGATCTCGTTGTAAGCCATCCACTCGGACAACTGGAGGCTCGTCATCTCCTCGAGCATCTGGTCTACGTCGTGCCGACCAATCGCTAGCGCTAGCTTGAAAGCGAATCGTCTGACTGGTCGGCGGGAGAGTTTTTTGCCAGATCGTCCACGTCACGCTTCGTGAAGCCGTTCAACCGTTGAGCGACGTCGAAGACCCGACTGAGAGCAGCAGCCGACTTACCGCCGAGAGGGTACTCGTCCTCTTCCCGGAAGATGCGTTCACCAGTCTCGTCGACCATGCATAGCAGACACAGACGCGACCGAATGTTCTGAAGGTTGGTCGAGACCGAGTCGCCGTTCCTCTGCAAGGTCGTAGACTCGAAGTAGTCACGCTCGGAAGCCTTCAACGTACGGACACGAACCCAAACGTCCTCGCCCCATTCGGGAACGTGGACCTCTTCGACAACCAAGTCGTCCTTGGTGAGGATCTCCGTCCTGCCTAGAAACCGTTTTTGACTCATTCCTGTTCCCTCTTCAGATTGTTCTCTGCGTTGTCTTACGCAGAGGCCTTGTTGTACACGTAATGTGACCTGATATGGATCAAGTATACCTAGTTTGTGTCTCCCTCGTGTTCTCCCTTGTCCTCCCGTGTTTCGGAGGTCTTCCAGCCTACGGCCCGAACGTCGGTATAGTTGACGAACTCGATGTCGTAGTCCCGGAGACGGCCGGTGTCGTCGAACAAGACGGTCAGCCCGTCCGGCAAGAAGCGGAACGTGTCCTTCGGGTACGGGTGATGCGGGTACTGCCAGTGCGTGATGATCGCTAGCATGCCCCCGACTCTCAGGACCCGAACCATCTCGGGGATGAGAAGCCACGGACGTTCGACATGCTCGAGGGTCGAGCCGCTGATGACGATATCGAACGAGCCGTTCCGGAAGGGCAAGTGAACGTCGTCTTTCATGACGTGATCCACGTTAGGGCCTTCCCGGAGGTCAACGCCCGTGTACGACCAACCACGCTTCTCTACGTCGACGCGATAAGAGCCATTGACGTCGAAGCTGCCGACGTCGAGCACCTTAGGTAGCTGCGGTCCGACGTATCGGCCAAGAAGCCGATCCATCTCCTGTCGAGCTTCGTCATGCATTCTGGAACTCCTTCAAAGACTCGTCATCCGGGAACATCGTGCCATCGGGGTTGATGTGCTTGCAGAACAGATTCGTATCGACCAGGAACGGGTAGCCTTCAGGCCACGTGGTAGGCCAGCCTGCTCGGGCTAGATAGTCGCCCTCGATCACTCGCCTGCACCACTCTAGGTCGCTGGTCCCGACCGAGAAGTTCGTAGCGTTCGTTTGATGATTGTACCAGCTCGTCCGGGGCGTGTTGAAGACCTTGCGAATCTTCTTCCCGCCGAGAACGTACTCCTCGCTGTCCTTCCAGATCTCTTTGAGCACCGAGACGTGAATCAAGAGACAGCCTGTCGGGACGCCGCTGCAGAAGACCCGATCACCGAGCTTCCAGTCCGTGAAGGAGCCGTTGCCCCAACCACGGAAGATCATCGGTTCGCTCGGGAAGGCCCTGCTGAAGTACAGGCCAGAGACGACTGGGTACTCCGGCGTCTTCATGTAGCGATTCAACTGAACGAACGTGTCCCTCGGGATCACGACGTCGTGCTCAAGCAAGAAGAGCCACTCCATGTCGAGCTCGATCGCCTTGGCGACGATCAAGTTCTGAGCGTCGTCGACGAGATAGCGGAGCGGCATGTAGCCCGAAACCATCTGAAGCTGATCGGTTGCAGACCAGTTCAAGGGAACGACCTGGCTCGTCCGAGCGGCGTACCACTCGACACGAAGGAGCCCAGTGCAGGCCGTCCCGACCATCAGACGATTCGTATAGCCTGGATCCTTGTTCGTCTCGACGATCACCCGAGTCTCCCGTACGGGGCTATTCATCGATCACCACCTTCTGGAGAGCTGCCTCGATGTTGCCGTCGACAGTCCATCGAAGGTCGAGAATCTTCCACGGCTTCGGCTGATAGACGTACCACAGCTCCGACGGGTGCGATGGGTCGAAGTGGTAGAACGTTCCCTCGACCACTGGGTTGACGGCTGCCGGGTCTCCCAGATAGCGAGAGTTGACACCGTAGTACGTGATAGCTGTCAAGGTCATCCCGGGCTTCAAGATCCGCCAGATCTCGTTCATGAAGTGGAAGAAGCCCCACCGAACAGGCGTCACACGAGCTATAACGAACCCAGCGAAAGCCTCGATGGCCGACTCGTCAGGGAGAGGCCAGGGACGAACATCGAGGTCGTGGACGAAGGTGACAGCGGGGTGACTGCGATTGTCGAGACCTACCCAACCATCGCGAGTCTGAGCCCCGCTGCCTACGTCCAAGCGGATACCGCTGAACGTCGTGAGATCCATCTACGTACCGTACGTCCACGTGGCAGAGCCGGTAACCTCGACGGTGACGGTCGACGCTAGCTTGTCGTCGAAGGGAGCGTCGAAGGGTGCCGACTTCACGAAGCCGTTGAACGAGACCTTGTGACTCGGCGTCCCCGGGAAGGTGATCACCCAAGGGACGACGATGCGCTGGTCCTTGATCCACATGATGCCGCCAGACGTAGCCCGATGGCTAGCTGCGTTCGGGTCGAAGTTCAACTCGAACGTGACTTGGCCCGCATCGAGGAAGCTGGCGACCTTCTCCCGATAGGCGTTACCACTGTCGTGGCTAGTAACGTCGATGACTTCCGTCTCGCCGTCCAAGCCGCTGATGTTCGTGACGTTGGCCAACGTTCCGGTCGTTGATGTCCCGGTCGTGGTCCCGAAGTTCACGATACACCCGAAAGCTGCCTTTCCTGGCATATCTATATCTCCTGATACTGGATAGCGAAGTCTAGACCAACGCCGACACGTCCGGTGTCGGGATCGTCTAGATCAACTTCGCCTACACACAAGCTGCTCTCTTCGACCACGGAGCCCCACGTCTCCCATTCACGACCTTCGAGACGGGCCTTGACTGCTGTAGCCACGGTCGAAGCCTCGAGAGGTGTAACAGCCCAGCAAGAGAGCTGAATCTGGGCTTTCGGGAGACCGTCGTGGCCTTCCATGTCGTGCCCTCGACCAGTAGCGACCCTGGCCATCGTGATCAAAGGCAAGACAGGCGTCTGCGGGGCCTTCCTTGGGAACACCCTCGTCCCGATCAAGGCGGAGACGCCGGCATCAGCTAGAAGGACGGCACGAATGCCTTCTTCCAAGATCATACCGCAGCTCCCCTCCCCCGGAGAAAGTCTTGCAAGACCGTTCGGATGGCCGACCGTACCTCGTCCTGATGCTCGAGAAGAGCTGGACGGAGATACGCACGAGCCGTCATGAACATCGTGCCGAACTCGGGATAGATAGCATACTCCGCATGAGGGGCGATGATCGCTTCATCCTCGGTCACCTCGTCGACTGTGATCGAGTTCCTCAAGAAGCCCGTGTCGACCGGAGCCTTTAGCTTCGCTTGAGTCTCGACGACGAACGCTCCGGCGTGGAGACCTTGCTTCTTGGCATCGCTCAGATCTGGCCCATCGAGCTGATTGAGGACTCGGAAGAGTTCTTCGAACCCCTCGAGCTTGACGCTAATATCGGACGATGGCATCAGTCGACCCTCACTAGACTTACTACGACCCCTGTAGGCCCACGCTTGGGCGGACCGTCGAGCCCGTACGATAGCTGAGGCGTGAGAAGCTCGCCATTGCGGTGTGTCACGATGATCGAGTCCTTGGCCGAGAGGCCTTGACCGTCTTCGATCGAGAGACGTAGCGTTGCCGCTATCGTCACCGCCGTGCCTACTTCTCTCCGCTGTTCAGACTGTACGTTCGAGCTGACGTCCAGACCGCACGGGACGTTGGTCCGAAGCGTCCACCCCTCGACCTCAGACCCGAGAGAGTCAATCGTTGGCGACCAGGATCGGACCGTACAGAGGTCCATCATCGCCGAGAATTGCGTCGATCGCATCCTCTCTAGATCTGACGACGAGAAAGGATTCACTTCGTTCCCTCTTCCTTCTTAGCCGGGACGTTCTTGGCTGGAGGCTGTCCGTGACTGGGGAGCTTCTGGGGCTCCTCGGTCGTTGTCTCGGGCTTCGCTGCTTCGACGGGCTTTGCCTGCTTTGCGGGCTCTGCTCCGACCGGCTTCCATCCCAACCGCTCCAAGATGCCACGGCGAATCGATTCATTCTCCCCGACCTCTTGCTCCTGTCCCGTTGACGGGTTCCTATATGTCGTCATCTGTCAACTCCGGTAGGTTCCCGACCCAGTAGTCCCGATCGAACCGTCGATCTGCTCTGGGGCGAACTGTAACGCGTACTGCTTTCGTTGACCGTCGGGCCCGGTATGTTCGGGCCATCGTCAACATCTGCTGGTAGACCTGGCTTCGAGTGTAGTCCCCTCCATCAGCCGAGAAGTCGAAGTCGGTGACGTACTTCGTCGCCTTCTCTTCCCAGATATCAGCAGCTGCCTGATTCAGATCCCAAGAGCCCGACCACTCGTCGTGGGTAGGTTCTCGGTCTTCGGAATCGACGAGAGGGTACCGAGCGATGTACTCCTGGATGTCACTCAAGGTGTACGTCGAGTTCTCTACTTCTCCCGTTCGACGTCGAACGAGGTCGACCATCTCAGCTGATGGAGTTGGCGAGGCCATCTCTCCTCCTACTTCGCTGCGGCGCTAAGCGTCCAAGTCACAGGGTTCGAGTTCGTCACGTCCGCATAGAGCCGGAGGAAACGACCGAAGACCGCGAACTGGTTCATGTCGCCACCATCGGCGACGTTCGCCGTGGCCAGGCCTAGACCGTCGATCCAGTTGACCCCGTCGTTAGAGAACTGCAGCTTCACCGTGGTCGTGTTAGGCGCCCCGGCTACTGCGGTCTGGTCTACGAGGTACTGAAGGTCGGCCTTCCCATAGTTGAGAACCGTCATCGCGGCGGTAGCGGTGTCCTGCGTGATAGCCTTGGCCGACCAGAGCAGAGCGTACTGCCCGATGCCGCTACCAGGATTCACGCTGACGGGAGTGGGTGCAGCAAGAGGCCCTGGGATGTCCGCCTGGGCTGTGCTGAACGAGATCGCCATGACCCCGAAGACCGTCAGAAAGGCTACGGTCATAGCGAGGATTGCGATCTTCGATGTACGTGTCTTCATACTTACGAGTCTCCTCTAGAACTGCTTCAATCTACTGACGACGATCTAGGATCAGCCCGAGGGCAGCAGCACGCCGAAGGGGTAGCGGTTCGCTTCGGTGACCTGCATCCGGTTGATGGGATTGGGCAGCTGCCAGCCGAGGCGAATGACGGTGCGGAGGGCGACCATGTCCTGCTGAGGCAGGTTGTAGATGATCGCTCCCGAGTTGTCCTGGATTACGGCCTCAGTCAGAAGCTTGTACGTGATGTCCTGACGGATCGCATAGACAAGCTGCGTCCAGTCGCCGGACACCATCAGGCTCTGAGCATCGTCGAGGGCCCCGTTCTTGGGGAAGTCCAGCGGTGCTCCATCCAGCTCGTAAGGCGTCCGGGACTGCATCGTCCGGACGAAGAGCGGCTGGCCCTGGAGGTCACGAAGACCGCGAAGCTTCGACTTCATCCGCATCGCAGCCAAGTGGCCGGTAATGTCGAACCCATCGAGCTCCACCTTCGACAGCACGCCACCTTCGGACATGATGTCGTCATACAGATCGCCGACGGTGCCGATCGTGACGGCGTTTCCTGCAGCGGTTGCACCTGCGACCAGGCCGGTCGGCCAGTCAGCGGGAGCATTCGTACTGTACAGCACTGCCTGGTCGAAAGCTACGCCGATCGCCTCCGTGATGCGAGGACGGATCTCAGACCAGATGTCGTAGTCGACATCGGCCAGGACGGCCTCGGGGATGGGGACGATGACGGCCAGCTCGGCCGCATTGATGTACTTGTTCGCCCACTGGGCCCGGCTGGTCTGCTTGAGACCGGTATCGCCGGCCACGAAGTAGGCCGTGATCAAGGACGAGAGCACCGGCAGACGTTGCTGGTCGCGAGTCATGTTGGGAAGGCGGCGGGCCATCCGCATGACGAAGGACGACTCAGGGACACCTTGGATGATCTCCCGAGACACGTCTTCCGGAATGAGAGCCTCGACCCCTGTACGGTCGATAAGGCTGTTGTAAGGCATTGTTCAAACCTCCGAATGTACTGTCGACGATTACCCGTGAAGGCGTCTCGCCTCTGCCCTAGATCGTCTCGACCTTAGGGCTTGATTCCGGCCGCTGACCTCAAGAAGTCGTTCATCGACCTCTGTGAAGCCGGTGGCGTAGTCGCTCCAGTCCCAGCGTTACCCTGCGGGACGGAAGCTTTAGATTGAGCGAAGAGCTCAGGGGCGGTCTCCTTGAGCTTCGCTAGATCTATCGACCCATCAGCGTTGATCAGCTTCGCATCCTGTGCGGCCAACCACGCTAGCCTGAGGTTCTTGACCCCAGCACCGTGGGCCTGTTCGTAGAAGGATGACCGCTGCGTCTCTACGGAGAGGTTCGCGGCGATCGCATCGAGCTGCTTCTGGATCTCAGAGCCGCTCTCCGCCTTCTTCGAGAGGTCACGGACTTGACGTTCGAGGGCCTTTCGACCTTCGCGTTCATTCGTCAAGGCTGACTTCAACCCCGAGATATGCTCGTCAAGAGCTTCTTGGTAGGGTTCGCTGAGCGTACCGTACCAGTCGTCGAACTTCACGACCTCGGGCTCCCCTGCAGGAGGGGTCTGGGTCCCTTGCTCGTTCGTGGGTGCTCCGTTCTCCGGAGGTGTCCCTTCCATTGCTTCTCCTTTGAGCATCTCGCTCAGTCTATAACTGCGATCTCGATTATCGACTCGACTAGGTCGCTAGGCATAGCCGGATTGACCTCGAACTGAATGCCGTTGTCGTCCTTGTACGGCCGACGATGATCCACACGGCTTTGAAGGATCTCGTCGGGGATCCTCGACGAGTAGGCTGTACAAGAGAGCCCGGTCTCGTTGAGGTGTCTGCACACCATGCAGATGGGAGGTGGAAATGTCATCCTGTGAACATGACCCCGACTTTCTTGTAGAGCTCCTGAAGCTTGCCTCGAATCTTGACTTGCTCTTTCTCGGGAGCACTGCTCATCTCTGTCGCATCCTTGAACCCCTTCCATTTAGCATTGTCGGGAGGGAGTTCAGTCACGAACTTCCGATACGCTTTCGTATACTCGTCCCAATCTCCGTCGGGGTAGACTTCGCTCTTACTGAACGCTTCCGCCCAGCCTTCGGGACGTCTCTTATCGCCGTTCGTCGTGACTGCGTACCGAGAGAGTTTCTCGGTCGGCTTGTACCACGAGTTAAACGTGTTGAAGAGATGTGTCGTTGTCCCCGGAGCCCCCTCGATATCAGATGCTCGACCCCTTGCTGTGACGTAGTAGTCTCCGACCACTGTACGGAGAGAGTTCTCGTAGTAGTTCGCTACCTGATGCCCAAACTCATGAGTCAAGGTGGTGTAGACTTCTTGGTCGTACTGGACAGTCCAGCCAGTGTACCCGCAGTTTCGAGAACTCTTCTTGAACTTCTCGGGATCCCCGTAGAAGGCGATGTTCGTCCCGATACGTCGTCCGTCTCGAGAAGCATGGGCGATCGCATCGTCCTTCTTCGAGAACTTCTGGGAGAACGGAGGGATCTTCGACTCCGTCTGGTATGTACCGATGTATCGGAGCTCTCCCGCAACCTCTGGGTACTTCTGAGCTAGACGATGATACTCGTCTGCCGTCGTTTGAGCGACCTCGAGATGCATCCCCTTGAAGTCGAACTCGGTCGAGGGGTACCGCTTCTTCAAGACTTTCTCGACCTCCTTAGTGGTCGTGGTCTGGATGATCTCCTCGTCGTCTACGTAGAAGCCGTACTCGGCCGTTCGGTACTTCGGCGTCAAGAGACTCTTCGGGGTTGCTAGACGTTCCTTCTTCTGCTTATCCTCGAGAGCTTTCTGTTCAGCCTGCCATGCCGCTTCGTCGTCCTCGACATCTCCGAATCGAACGATCTCGAGAGTGACGACTTTCTTGCCGTCTTCAATGTGATGTCCAACGACTTTGTAGCCCATCCCCCGCGGGAGAAGAATCTCGTTCTCTTCGGAGTAGTCGGGACTGATTAAGCCGCCCTTCGTCCCCTTCGGGAGACGAATCTCTGCGATCAACGTATCGTCACCTGGGCCAGTGAACTTCTCCCGAGCGATCTTCTTGCTCGTGGTCGTCGACGTGTAGCCATCCTCGAAGAACACTACATCCATCGCACGACCTTCTTGGATTGCCTTGGCGAGACGAGGGTTCCTCATCCCTCGAAACACAACCAAGTTCTCGGGGACTTTCGATCGATTAAGGGCCTGATCGATCAGCTTGACGTTCTTCTCATCTGAAGGTTCGGTGAATGGAATCCCTAGACGGAGTGTCGTGTTGATTCGGCCAGCGCCTGCCCCGTAGTAGACCCCCAGAGCGTGCTTCTCTTCCTTCGAGAGAGAGTCGAGCCAGGGCTTGTACTCCGCTCTGAGGGTCGCATCCCCCTCTTCTCCGTCGGAGATGATTCGATAGCCCTTCGGCACGAACGTCCCGTTCTGGATCGGCCCCGTTGGGGGCGTCTTCGGTGGCAGCGGCGGAGGCTTGGGTGGCTCGGGAGGCGTTGGCTTCCCTGGCCCGGCCTTACCGTCGATCGCGACCACATTGTGTTTGTCGAAGACGATGATGCGATTGCCACCGGTCGCCTTTAGTCGGGTCGATTTGAACTCGATCGCATCGTAGTCGAGGTTCCGAAGAACGTTGTGGGCTGATCCGTGGGTCTTGAGAAGCTCTCGAGCTTCCTTGGGCTTGACCTTCAACGAGAGACGAAGAATCTCCTCGTCTGTCATCGTCCAACCCTCGTCGTCTACGACTGCTACCTTCTTCAGCTTGACCTTCGTGACGATCGTCTTGGCTTGAGAACCTGCTAGGTTCTGGTAGTGACTGAGCGTCTTATCGTCGTCGGCGATGAGGTAGACACCATCTCCGAAGCGATGCTCGAAGGGACCCTCCTTCGTATCGAAGCCATCGAGAGCGCTGAATCCGCTCCGATGATACGGCCCCGAGACGTAGTAGAGATCTCGTTCGACTACTGTCCCCTCGGCCCAATCTTTAGCGTCTGCTTCGGACATGATCGGCTCCCAAGTCTTCTTCTTGGGCTTGGGAGGGGCCGGAGGGGGCTTCGGACCACCGGGCTTGACCGGTACTGTGTTCGCGGGGTCGAAGACGATGATCATCCTGCCCTTGCCGGACGACGGTGCGAGGTCGAGCGAATCGTAGCCCTTCGCTTGAAAGATCTTGTAGACGTCCGTCTCTCCCGTCTCCTCTTGGAGCTTAGCGAGAGGTCGTCCGAAGAACTTCTCTGCGATGTCCTTCGAGCTAGACATCGGGTTGATCTGGACCACGGCCGGCTTCTGGACGTTGATCTTGACCTTGATGGCTTCGGAGCCCGGTGCTGCCTTGAGCTTCTTCTCGACCGCAGCAGGGTCGGCGTCCATCATCACGATACCGCCGAAGCCCTGAGATCGGACTTTCCCAACGGAAGCAGACGACTTCACGACCCAGAAGTCACCTTCGATCTCCGAGCCTGCTGCCCAACCTTCGGCTTCGGCTTCGTACATCTCGGGAGGACCCCCGCCTGTAGCAGCTCCGTAGACCTCGGACATCGCTTCGTCGTAGACTGTCGGTGCCCTATCGGGACGAACCGGTCGATGTCCAAGCACATCGTGGAGCGATCGAGTGGTCATCGAATCGCCCCAATCGTCGTCGTGTGTCTCCTCGATGAAGTCCCCGAGCTGCTTGACCTTGCCACCCTTCCAGAGGTCGTACCTCGTGTTGCCGAGGATCTTCTTCTGGGTCTCGACGTTCTGCTTCTTGAACCATTGCTCGCCGGTCTCGAACTCAGGAGCCTTGTGCCCCCGAATCACTGGGATCGTCGTACAGCGACCTTGCGGGTGTTCAGCGAAGGGCTTCGAGATGGGATACGTCCGACCATCGGCGAACAGACAAGCTGGACATACTCGTGAATCTCTAGCTGAGAGCCTACGATACTCGTCCACCACACCGCTGTGGCTGTACGTAGCTAGACTGACCTGACGGTAGACTCTCAGCTGCTCTGTTCTTGCTATAGTTCGCATTCGGGTGAACGTCGGACCGAGACCTCGCCGTACTGCTAGACGAGCTGTCTCGATCGGGTTCCGGCCTAGTGCGATGCTGTTAATGAGCTCTTGTCCTAGACGTTCAGGTGCACCTCTCGATGCGTCTGCTAGGACTGATGAGAGTGGCGACCCCGTTGTCGTCAATCCCACCATGTTCTCCACGGCTGCAACTGGCAACCGATTGAACTGCACTGCCATCATCCCGGCTTCTTGGGCCGAGGCGTTGATCGCCCCTACCGCGTGGTCGATCGCCATCGAGGCGGCCGTCCTCTGGCCTTCTCGAATCTGATCCTCCATGAAGCCTTCGTAGCCCTTGAGCTGCGTTGAGGTCTGATCCATCAGAGCCCGATAGCGTTCTAGACGCTGGATCTGGTCTCGTGAGAGATTGCCCTGTCTCGCTTGCTCGACCAACGGTACCGCTACACGATTGAGCTCCGCTTCTACTCCCAGCCAAGCCCTTGCTTGGACCTGCATGGCAGACTGCTCACGAAGCAGAAGAGCGTTCCGATGAGCATTGATCGCATCGACCGCTCTCGACGCCATTATGCAGTCTGCCCTCTATCGAAGTTGCGCTGGGCCTGTTCTAACGTGGCCGCAGCGTAGTCGGCTTGCTTCTGCTGCTCCTCTTCCATGTCGGCTTCGATCAGAGCGAGATCCTCGGTCGAGTAGCCGCTGTTGCGAAGAATCGACTTCAACGGGATCCCGGTCTCCTTGTCGAGCTTCCGGATCTCTGCCTCGGTCTTCGGCTGCACCGTCTCGGGCCTGGCGTACTGTGCCCAAAGCTTGGCGGTGCCCTTGTTCGCTCCCATCATCAGCAAGAGGAACGAAGCGATGTCTCTCCACGTAGGCTGAAGGGCCGTCTGGATCTTCGTGACCTTCTTGATCAGCGGGGCCTCCATAGCGATGAGAGCCTCGCCTGACGGGTCGCCACCTTGGACGTAGAAGAAGTGCTTCGGCGTCCTCGTGATCACACCGACGTCGTTCGTGAAGGCGTCGATCGACTTCAAGTAGTTGTCGAGATCGGCCGCATCGAACTGACCTGCCGAGGTCGGCTGAGATCCCTGATCGGCAGCGACTAGGTCCCACAACGTGTTCGGAGCGTTCTGCAGGTTCTGGATGCCCGCTTGCGAGATCACGTAGCGTTGGGGGTAGGCGCCATACTCAGCCGCGACCATCATATCGGCGATCAGCTTGTTGATCGTGTCCTGGAGGGGCAGAACGTTCTCTAGCTGGGAGATCGTCTTCCGTCTGCTCCCTCGAAAGTGAAACACGGGGATGATGCCGAACGGATTCTCCACGATCGGGTCCATCGTCTCGTCGTTCCACGGGATGAAGGCCTTCTCATCGGGCAGGATGTCGTTCACTACCTTGCCTCTGGTCGTGTAGTGCTCCAGATGGTCGGGATAGTAGAGCGTCATGCGGAGGTAGTCACCCTCCTCCCACCACTTGGCGGCGAAGCGAGGACGTCGAGGGTTCGAGAATTCGTACTCGACGTGACACATCCTCGGATCGTTCCTGAAGGCCTCGACCACGATACCGGCCTGACCGCCCATCGTCGAGATGTCAGCTGGCGTACCGTCTGGGAGCACGACCTGATTGGGCTGCTCCTGGGCAGGCCAGATGATCACGAAGGCTTCGCCGGTGATCGCCACGTCCTCGTGGATCTGAGCTTCATCGTCCATCAGGCCTGACGATTCACGAATGGCCTGAAGGTCAGCAGTCATGGTTTCGTTGCCGTCGACCACAAGCTGTTCGAGGATCAGGCGGTCCGTAACGCTGTCAACGACCACTGAGCAAATGTTCTTGATGAAGCGAGCATCGATCTTGTGGAAGATCTCTCGGAGCTTCGTGGACGAGTAGACGAGAGGCTGAAGACCGTCGTAGTACTCGTAGAAGAGCGTCTCGGGAGCTCTCTTCGCGACCATCGCATCGATTGCTGTCTGGATGTCCGTCTTCATCGCTATCCTCGTTGGCTCCGGTTCTCACGTACTGGCTTGGCTAGCTCGTTGAAGGCTCCGCTGGAAGCATCGACCAGGTCGTCATGAGCACCGTCGGGGAAGTCGTGGAGCACCTGGAGGTAGCGTCGATTCCACGACCCTCGAAGCAGCTTCACATTCCCGGCGTAGGCTTGAGCCGATAGCCCCTTCGCTCTCATGACCTTGTCGCCTTGCGGGATCAGGCCTCGAACGTCGTAGCCGGCCAGCATCGAGACGATAGCACGACCATCACGGACGCCCGAAGCCCCTCCCTCCCGCTCGAACCGGATGACTGTCGGTAAGCCGTCTTGAGACGCTGTGTTGATGACCATCTTGTCCGTTGTCGGTGGGTCCATCCGTTCGGAGATGGCGTCCATGACATAGTAGATGTCACCGACACGTCTGATCCTCACGCCTGCTGTGAAGTCGGGGTCGTCGCCTGCTACCTGCTTCTCCGTAGCTGCAAAGTCCCAGAAGCGGACCTCACGACCACCAGCTGGGACTGCATCGACGATCTCGAACCAAGCCCGATTGAACACCTTCCCTGCTTCAGCCCGAACGTGCCAGTTACCGTCGAGTAGACGGCCTTGATCGACAGGATCGAGAGCTTTGAGATTGGCGAGATAGGTCGGGTTCTCCTTCAGCAAGATCTTGTTGTCGTAGACCGAGCTCTTGATAAACGTGAAGCTCATCGGGATCGGCGGGTCTTCGACCGTACCGAACTGCTCAAGGAGCTCCTCTTTCGTGTCGGCCCACTGGAGACGTCCCGAGAGGTTGACGAACCATCTGATCACGCCCGACCTCTCAGAGATGGCGTATCCGTCCTCGTCGAGATACCAGCCAACGAAGTCGTGGATCCAGCCACCGATCTCATCGTCGTCTGTGACCGGGTTGCAGGTACCTCGAATGTACGGTCGGACGCCCGAGAGCGATCTGTTTCTCGAGAGCATGTAGAAGAACTGGCTTCGAGTGAAATGCGTTAGCTCGTCGAAGCAGATCAGCGGGATCTGAGATCCCTGCCAATCGAGACGGTTCTGCTCGTGCTGGAGATGGGCGAAGCGAATGACCGCCCCGGACGGGAACTTCCACATCAGATCGGACTGCCTCGGGATGCCCCCGACCAGAGAGTAGACGGACACCGACTCGTCCCAGAGACCGCCGGGATTGGTGACCTGAGGGTACGTCCGTCGAAAGGTCACGCAGGCGAAGCCCGGAACGTCCTTGTGTCGGATCGGCTCGATCAGCAAGGCCCATGTCTTCCCGCCACCAGCTGCACCGCCGTAGAAGGCGATGTCGGCCGAGGTCGACAGGAACTGCTCTTGAGGGCCCTTCTGGGGTCTAATCGCTCGAGTCTGCACCGGAGTCCGTCCCGCGACCGTTATCAGGGATGTAGATGTGAACCTGAAGAGCTTCGCCTCCGACCCCAGAGACCTCGGTCTTGTCGGTGAACAGTCCGTGGACTCGACCAAGCTGGGTTAGGGCGGCCTGAGCGTCGTGAAGCTCGATCTCGATCTGAGGTCCGAACTTGATACGACGTAAGAGATGAAGCTTGCCTTCTTGACGTGCACGATCTAGATCGATGTACGGGGCGACCGGGTTCCCCTGGGCGTCTGTGAAGCTGACGAAGTCCTCGACCGTTGCCTGTCCTTGCTGGGAGAGGCGAAGGAGAACTTCGTTGGCCGACATCGCCAGCTCAGACAGCCGATTCTCGATGGCTGCCTTGACGATGGGCTCTTGAAGATAGCGAGCGCCGATGACTCCGGGGTTCTTGTACCCCGCAGCCGTGGCTGCTTTAGTGGCGTTCAACGTGATGAGATAGTTCTCGATGAACGTCCGGACTCGCGGGCTCATCTTCTTAATTGGCACCGCTACCTCCGGACGTTCCCGAGCTGTTAGGTTCGAAGATTCGACTCATGGCTGTGATGATGGCGCCGCCGAACACACTGATCAGCTCGGGAATCGGACGTTCAAACCAAGCAAGGAGAAAGACCCCGATGATGATCAGCACTAATGAGATCCCGAAAACCAGGTTCGTGTTTTGGACCACGACCCCGACGACCTTACGTGGCGTGTTGGCCGGCACGGATTGCTTCTCGGGCGGTTGGATAGACGGATCGTACACAGACACCTCGAATCGAACGACGAATCTTAACCCTTACCTATGATTATAACCGAGAAACGGGAAAAGGTCAAGCCCATCGTCGTACATCGTCGCATAGCATCGACCCTATAAAAGGAGCGGTGCGACGATGCGATCAGTCAGGTGTGTGACGAACTTCGACGAGGAAGATTCGACCGCCGATCATGCCCACGGAGAAGGGCTCGTACGTCCCTGTCTCGAGCAACTGACGGAGACGATCTTGCGAGATTTGTGACATTCGTTGACGAACGGCCGTTGCGACATCGAGCTGTTCTAGAACGTGATCAGGAACGTAATCGAGAACGAGTTTTACTTGCGTGATTTCTATCATCGACCCTCCATCGACCCTACATCGCATAGCATCGACCCTAAGGGGGTCGATGGGTCGACGATGCTATGGTCGCGTGTGTGTCATCCAGGTGAACATCCCGATCCAGAAGCAGACCGGCACGATACAGCAACAGAGGAGCAAGAGTGCTTGAACCATCACCAACCTCGCTCGGACTTCATGATTGCGTCAGCTAGCTTCATCAACGATTCACTATCCCGGAGTTGACGGAGAACAAACTTCAAGCCTTCGATAACGCTATTCGCACTATCGAGCTGCGTTATCGACCGACTCCTCGTCCAGATAGCTCTGCTAGCATCGGTACCGTGGTCATCGTCCTCTACAGTAGCGACGACGACGACCACATCGACCTTATACTTCATCGTCGTCTCCCTTCGTCTTCTTCTCTTTGTAGCTGTCGACCCAAGTCCCTATCTTAGCGATAGCTTCGGGATCGAGCATATCGAAGATCGACGTAATCGCATGACGAACCTCTTGGCCGTTCTCTAGACCCTTCGTCTCGATCTCCCGATAGACGACGTTATCGGAGAACTTCGGTTGTCCATGATCGTCTAGACTGTTGTCGTCGTAGTCGTCGACTCTGATTACTACTGTAACGCCCTTCATGATCGCTCCTTCGAATGATGCTCGAGAGCTAGCAGTCTCGACTGAATCTCTCACCCACTCAACCACGTGCCCTCACCCTAGGCTCACGTCGTAATTGTGAAAGTTTGATAGTAGATATGACTGCTAGCTCTCGGTCTATCGACAACGTCGGTACCCGTCGTCTACGCTTGAGGGCCCTTGAAGAGGCGATACCACCCCTTCTTGTGCTGCTCGATGACAGGAGGGCCTTCCTGACCATCTTTCAACCACTTGAAGACGTTCTCGACCAACGAGGCTGAGATGTCGTCCTCACCGTACTGGCTACGAACGACGTCGACGTAGTCGCGGTACTGGAACTCCTCCGGCAGGTCGGTCAGCAACGGCTTGATCATCGAGCCGTATCGCTTCTGCTTATCGACGAAGCTGACCTTCACGTTCATCCCAGCGTTCTCTCGTAGATCGTCGACGTCGACGTCCGTTACTATCGTCTCGTATGAATGATCGTCGATCTTGATCTGCAGATCGAACACGACCGCTTGACCGTCACGATGCTCAATCTGGATCCGGACCGGATCGCCTGGTACGTGGTCCTTCGCCTTCGTCAAGAACATGATCTTGTTGTCGTACGACGCCTCGGCAGCCACGCTACCTAGCATCGTGTTGTTGTCGTCGCTCTTGTTCTGGTGATGCACGACCAAGACCGCTGCTCCGGTCCGACGTGTGATGTGAGCAACGAGATCGACCACGTACTTCTGGAAGTCGGCGAACGAGTTGAGATCGAACTTCCCTTTCGGCAAGCTGAACGATAGAGGATCGATGATGATCGCTCTGATCGGTCTGCCCGTCCGTTTGATGTGACGAAGCGCCTTCTGGATCAACGCCTCCACTGCTTGCGGTTCGAAGTAGAAGTCTCTCGAGGCATCGATCATCACGCGATTCTCTAGCTCGATGTCGACCTCCTTGCCACCCATCGACACCGAGAAGCCAGACTTCTTCGAGCCGAGGATCTTCTTGATGCGACCGACCGTAGACGAGTCGCTGTTCTCCTTCACCACGTAGATCACGTCGCCTGGCATCAGGACTTCGAACCGCTTCAAGAACGGATCGCCTGTCGCGATGGCGAACGCTAGGTCTAACGCGATCCAGCTCTTCCCTCGCTTCGGATACCCGCTGATCCAGCCGATACCGCCTGCCTGCACCACGTCCTTCACGATCCACTGGAGGTCGGCGACTGGCCTGTTGATGTACTCCCAATGGTCCCACAGCTTGGTCGCTGGCGAGTCCGTATCGGCGTCCTCCTTGATCGCCCGAATGCCATCGCTGAACGCTTCCGGATCACGCACCCGCAACCAGACCTGTCGGAGATCCTTCTCGCCCAAGAACGACAACGCTAGCTCGTTCACTCGCAAGACCCGAACGTCGATGATCTGGTCCAGCGGAAGCATCTTCTCGTACGCCAAGATCTGGTTGTAGACGACGGCCGCGGTATTGTGGCCTACATCGTCATCGTCGAATGCTAGGTAGATTGTCCGGACCCCTCTCTCGATGAGAGCCCGGATGACGTTCGTGGGGAACCTCGGTAGCGTGCTCTTCGAGCCGCCTGTGGTGATCGCATAGGCCGGTAGGCCGGCCCTCCGCAGTACGATGCAATCGCTCTCGCCTTCGGTGAGGTAGATCTCCTCTTCGAGCTGCTCTTCCAGCTGAGGCCAGATCGGCGGATGCGGCGAATTCTTGCCCCACAGGTAGCCCTTCGTCTCGCCCGGGTTCGATAGACGGTACTTCACCGCCGATGGCATCCCCGGCCAGAGGAACTCGATCCGGTCGGCCTCGATCGAGAGATGACGCTCGATGCCGCCTACGAAGAACGGATCCAGCTCTCGATGGTCGAACTGGAACAGCTCGGCCCACAACCCCAGACCCGACTTGCTCAGGTCCTTCAGTGGAGGTGACGTGAACGATATCGTCACCGGCTTCGGTTGCGCGACCTCTAGAGCTTCGAGGATTGCTCCGTACGAGCATCCCGCGAAGCAGTGAATCAACGGACTCCCATCGTCCAGCTCGCAGATGGACAAGCTTGCGTTCTTGTCCTCGTGAGCCGGACACTTGCACATCCACTCGCGTGGACCCCTCGGTACTAAACCCTCAACACGGTCGAGGATCTGCTCGATATCGAGCACGTCTGTATCGGCCATCGTCGTCGTCGCTCCTCTCGCTAATTAGATACGGCCTTCCCTAAGTATAAAGGAAGCCAGGCCAAAAATCATTAGAGCAAGACTAGAGGATCGTCGTCGTCGCACCGGCCCCCTATGGGGGTCGATGCTATGCTATCGGGGGTCGATGAGTCGACCGACGGGGGTCGATGCTAGCAATCTTGCACCGGAACCGGGACTCTAATCTCAGTTTAATGTGGTCTTTATCTTCATCCGTTAGCATTAAGGTATCAAATTCATTTCTCAGCAAGAGGAGCTTCACTCATGGAAATGTCCGAGATCAAGTACCGAACGAGAGTTCAGCAAGTCAGCACCGGTCTTCACGGCTACGTCGAGGGACGAATTTGGAACACGACCAAGTTCCTCTTGTGCCTCGGTCGGTCCGAGTACACCGAAGAGCAGTGGGCACAGCTTAGCCCGAAGAACGGCCCGACCGTCAGCTTCGAAGTCGAGGTCGAAGATCTGGTCCCGTTGGCCGGTCCGGCGAAGGTCCTCAACGCCAAGCGATATCACACGGCGAGCTGGTCGGAAGTGGTCGCAGGCGCCGAAGGTGCGATGAAGCGTCGTCCTTCTCAGCTCACACGCGGTGCTGGCGAGGCGAAGCGGATCGACGTCGAGGTGAAGCCTGGGTCGAAGTGGAAGACACGGAAGGGCGGCTACGTCTACCGTGTGATGTCGGTCGTAGGCGATCAGGTCGAGCTCTCCTGGGTCGACGGGCGTGACAAGCGTCAGTGCTCGATCGACAACCTGGTAGCTCGGTACGATTTCGTTGAAGCAGGTACCGGCGAAGTGGACCCCGAGGCCGAGAAGGCCCCGACCGTCCGTCAGTCGGGCGATGATCGGAAGCCGGAGAAGGCACCGGCCGATGCACCGACGCCAGCAATCAGAGCGATGTACGCGACCTTGAAGAACGG